GGTCTACAGTTAAATCTAAATATGTACCTCCTGAATATATACCATTACCACCAACACTTTTATTAGAGATTCTTCTCCATCCACTTTCTGGAACATCTCCTTTATTATAACCAGCAGAAGTTAATTGCTCATTTACTAAAATTTGGAAACTATTTGCATTCCAACCGGTTCCTGAATAAGTATTTAAATTAGCACTACTTCTCATATAAGGAAATGATTTCGATGGGAAACTTACATTTAAATATTGCGGATTTCCATCTGTATCTATTTCTCCTTTAATTGTTGAAATATATTCACAATGTAAAGCTTGTTGATAACCATAAGAAGCTCCTGAAGTATAAGTTGGATAACTTTCTGGAACATAAGTTACAAAATAAGTATAACCGCTTTTACATAACCCTGTAGCATCAGATGTGGCTAGTGGATATTTCGGATTACTCACCAATGAAATATTAGCTTCCGGAAGAGTATAATTTCTATTAGATTTATATGTTAATGCAGTTAATAATTCTTGGTCTGTAATAACAGCCATTTTTAATTTATGATAAACTCTTCCTATGATTTTACTTGTAGAACCAATACCATCTCTCATAAATCTAAAAGTTGTATTAGCGCTTATATCAAAATAAGAATCTCCATAAGAATCATAAGCTGTTAAGCCATAAGTTAAACCTTGACCATTATCAGCTCCAACACCATGCCACATTACTGTAGGAAGAGTAAGTTTAAATGATTTTTCTAAAAATTGTTCAGCATATGTATTACCAGAATATTCATTAGTAAAATGAATAATTCCGATTGCTTTCGTATCTGAAGAAAAACCAAAAAAATGTTTAGCACCAGCATACTCTACTGAGCCATATGTAGTATAACCACTTCCAGTAATGAAAGAGCCTTCTACGGTATTTGTACGAACAATATTCATGTTCCAAACCTTTGTAGATACAGTAACAGCAGAACCATAATATGCTTCTATTCCATTGTAAGGATAAAAATAAGCATTAATTACTTGAGAAGTTCCCGTAGAACTAAAATCAGGAATTGGTCTATCTAAAGCAACATTTAAAACGCCTGGATATGCTGAAGAATTTGTAGTTGCAGAAACTCTATACCAAAGACCATTTGTAGGATTTGCAGATAAAATAACTGTATTAGAACTAGGTGTAGCACCACTATTTTGAATAGGTTGCCAAGGAATATAAACTAAATCACCTGTTTTCGCAGAATAACCTCCTGCGTCAAAATTTATAACAGTACCTCCTGATAAAGAAGTAGTAGCAGAATATGTAATTGAAGCTTTTCCTAAGTATTGAGTCTGGTCTATTGCAAAAGAATTGGTTGAACCTGTGAAAAAACCTGCAGTTTGTGTTGTTGCAGTAGCAATTTGTTTAGCAGAAGTTACTTGATTTCCTTGAAGTGGAATTGCACTTGAACCATCTAAATTTATTCCAATAAAAGGATTAGCGTCTTTAGGAGACATAACTCTACTATTAGATAAATCAAAAGCTGTAGTTCTTCCAACATTATAATCAACCTCCCTATCAGAGAAAACAGCTGATGTAAAAGTCAGTTTTCCCAATGAAAGTTGTCTTCTACCAGCATCTGTTAATTTAATATTGATGAACGTTGATGGTTCATTTGTAAGAAAACTCATGTAATATAATTTTGAGATAAATATATTAATAAAATTTTTTAAAGTAAACAACAGTTTTTTTAAGTAGAAAATTATTAGTTTTATTTACTTTGATTTTTTTTGGTAGGATATTTATCCCAAAAGGATTTCGTGGCTAATAACAATTTTATAATAAATACAGCAAATACTCTTTCGCTTTTTGCTTCTCCTGGACAAGATAAACGTTTTCCTATAACGAGTTCTCAGTCAGTGTTTTCTTTTGGTGATTTTAGAATAGAAAGAGGGAACATTTTTGATAACCTAGATTTTCCATCAAGTGCTATATCTTTTTCAAACTTTTCAACTCTTGAAAATTTTTCTGGAAATACACAACACGAAGTTTCTTTTGGGACCAAAGAAAATGAATTAAATCCAGATTTAACTAATCCAAATAGTTACTCTTATTTCGGTTCATTTTATACTAAAGTTTCTAGAGCTATCAATAATTTAATTGATACTTTTCCATATGCGTTATTAGTAAACACTAATAACTCTGCAAATACAGTGTATGGTTTTAGTGGATATCCAGAAACTCATATTTCAGCTTTTAAATTACCTATTTCAGCCTTAACGAATCAAGGTAATATTATATATGCTTCTGGTGTTACAGACACTAAAGAAATTACACTTTTTAAAAATTACAATTTATTTGGAGTACAATTTAGTGGAACTGCAAACACTCATACTTATAACATAATAGATTATAAATATACCACAGGAACTACAGGATATTTAGAATTGACAGTCGATGGTTTATTATTCTCGGCAGCAACAACAGGTTCCACAGAGCCAATTTATATTCGACCTACAACAAATAATTATAGTCAATTTCAAAGAACAATTTCAAATTTAGAATATCAAATGGCCTTTGACGGCACATTTAAAGTTCCTGATAATGATGATGATTCTGTATTTGTTTATCAAAAATTTGTATGGCCAAGATTAATTGATGGATTTAATATTGATACTTATGGTGACAATTTTGAATCTTATAAAGAATCAATATTAAACGCGGCAACAAGAATAGATGAAACAAAAACATCGTGGATGATAAGAACGATGATTCCTGAACAATTCATTGAACTTGATACAGAAACTCAAATTTATCAAAAATTAATTTCAGTTTATGGAGAAGAATTTGATACAATAAAATCATACATAGATAATTTAGCTTTCATGCATACTGCTAATTATAACAGATTAGAAGGTGTTCCTGATAAATTTATGTATAAGTTATCTAAATTATTAGCTTTTGATTATCATGACGCATTTAGTGATGTTGACATGTTTCAATATCTATTAGAAGAAGATGAAGACGGTAAAACTTTACAAGATTATAATTTAGAGTTATGGAGAAAAATGTTAACCAATATTGTTTGGTTATACAAAAAGAAAGGAACTAGAGATGCTCTTATGTTTTTATTTAAATTAATGGGCGCTCCAGATTGCTTAGTTACTTTAGATGAATTTGTTTATAAAGTAAATAAAGTAAATTATCACGGTAATACAGAAACTGACCCTTTAATACAAGAAACTAGTGGTATTCCTCAAAGTAAAATCGATACTGATGGATATATTAATTATAATGCTTCTAATTTTATTTTTCAAGAAGGTGGTCTAGAAAGAGGTAATGGACAGAATTATGTAAATCAATGGAGCCCTGAATTTACTTTAACAAAATATGTTGATAATATAAAAATAGCAACTGGAGATACTGAAATTGGTACAAGAGATATTATGAATTCAAAAGAATTACAAATTTCTTTAAACCCAGCAGGTGCTATTGAATGTGATGTTTTTGAATGGTTACAATTAGGTTTTGGTTACTGGAATTGGGGTTCAACAGGTACTACTATTGTAAATCCTTTTAATCCTTCAGCTCCTTTACCTTTTTCTGGTATGTCTGTACCTTTTGAATGGACTCCAGACCCTGATTCTGTTTACGATATTCTACCTCCTGATATATTAACTATGACAATAGCTCAGTGGATTGATTATGTTTATGCTTCTAACGTAAAACCTCAAAATAGAAAAGTTACAAATGCTTATTCAATTAATAATATAGGTCAAAATATTTCTTTAAAGAAAATATATATGACTTATATGTATTGGACAAACGGACAAGAATCAAATAGATTAACTTTTCAAAAACTTGAAAGATTATTAAACCTTTTAGAAAGAAACTTCTTTAAATATTTGACTGATTTTGTTCCTGCTACATCTATCATAGAAACAACAGCTGTAGTTTATAGAAACACTGTTTTTGAAAGGCAAAAATTTGTATATCAAGCAGGTATAAATGATGGTTCTGAATTTCAAAAGAAATTACCAGATGAATTTATTGAAATAGTAGAAGGTTTTTCTGCAACTGCATCAGTTAATGATAATATACAACCTCCCTTAGATGCATTTTCTGTGCAAGGAAATGTAATCGATAATTTAAATGTTACCAATTCAGCTTTCACAGTTTTAACAGATGTTAAGGCACCAGTTAGTCCAGTAAATTTTGGTTTTACTATGAATGGTAATTTCTATCCTGAAAGTGAGCATGATTTTACTACTTCAAATTCTTACAATACAACAACTATTAATTATACAAGTGGAAATACAATAATTTATTTTTCAGGACAACTTACTGCAACAACAACACATATTAATATTTCGCCTTCTTT